CTTGTGACCTCCGTATTTGGCGCTCGTAGCGCTGAATCGTATTTCCCCGTCCAGGTATGGCATAAGCGATACCAGGAAAGAGACGAAGTACCACTCAGGTGAGAGGCACTTAGTGGCACTGAAATCCCATAATCTTGCCTCTATAAAGGAGGTATTATTATGAGAGAACGTACCAGGAGTGAAGATTTAAAGATCGAATCCTATGAATTGTTAAAGTACATAGGTACCGATCTGTGCAACAACGCCCATGAGAATTTTACGTCATGGCAAACCCACGCTAGTGGGCAGCTTGTGACGCACTCAAAAAGCGAAGTTATGCACGATGTCATCACCCCGAATTTCCACAAACTCTGTCGAGAGGGCAAGATTGTTAACAGCCCAATGGACAGAACGATCACGGAAACGTGGAACCAGGTCTGTGATGCAGTCATTAATCATGAGACTGCTACATGGAATACTGGTTGCACTCCAGATCAGTGGACCAGGTATACCCAACTATTTGAAGGTTCAAGACCTTCAACTGATCTCCTAGGAGATAGTTGGCTACCTGACTCGCCCAGCATCGATGTCGAATCCCTCATTGACCAGGCAGTAACTTCTGCCCACGCCAATGTGAGCCAAACTAACGCTCAGGGACTTGTCATGGCTGCTGAAGGTAGGAAGACCGTAGAAGGTCTTGCTAGTATCTTCTTACGTTTGATTAGAATCATTCGTAAGGTAAAGAGATTGGACGTCAAAGGTTTACTTGGCGAACTCTCTCCTAAGGAACTAGCGGACCGGTATATGGAACTCCGGTACGCCCTTAGACCCTTGATGTATGACATGCGTGATGTTGTAAGTCTCCTCTCACAGGAGGCTAATGCAGCTAAACGTTTACGTCAGACATTTAGGGGTTACGCGACGCAGACTGCGAAGAGTGACGACGAGGCCGACTATGTTGTAACATGGTCTGGCGCTGGTAGTCCTGCTTTACAGTGGTATAGAACTGCCACTGTTAAACAGATTGCTCAACGAGCCGTGCACGTGAGAGCGGGTGTGTTATCCGATATTGAGAAGCGCTCGGGCTTTGCAGCCTGGGGCTTACTCGATCCAGTAGAAGCTGTATGGGAATTAGTTCCATTTAGCTTCATAGTTGACTGGTTCTTTAATGTCGGTGACACAATTAGCTCCTTTACACCTAACTATGGTATTAAGGAGTTAGCCTCTTGGTACGTGGTAACTGATATTTGTTACCGCGAATCTGCATTACTTGACTCGGACGCGTACTCTACAGGGGGCGATGCAACGCATCGTGCCAACTACATTGAATTTTCTGTAGCTAACTGTAAGAGAGCGATTTGCACTACGCAAATCTATCGCGTCCCGGACCCGACGAGAAGTGTCATCCCAACTTTTTCTCTAAATTTGGATGCCTTCAAACTCGCTGACTTAGTTATTATTGCCAAGAAAATCTGGGGATAATAATTACAGTTGGATAACCTTGCCGGCTCACATTTATGTGGGTATGCGGCCAAAGTACAAGGAGTAATCCTATGCAAGCAGATGTTATTACATTGGCAGTAGACGAGTTAAACGACACTAATACAGTAAACCACGTTTATTCGCGGTTTGAGGAGTATCAGAACCGATCCGTGTATACGCATTCAGCGCATACTCTGGAAAGCAAAGATACCCTTTCACTGTATAGAACCTTCCCGAAATCCTCGGGGAACTTTAAAGGAATGGCTAAATCAGCCATTAAGTTCTCCCAGGACGTTGAGGTTACTGGAGTGGATGGTATTA